TTATCCCCCTCTTCGGAGGGGGTTTTTCTTTTTGAAGAATACTAACTATTTACTATATTACAAAGGAGAATTCCCATGGGAAAGAAACGACGAATGAACGCATCGCAGACTAAGTTTGGAGGTAAACACGCTAATCATCCTCGGCTGCGCCTTTTACTGGAAGAAATCGAAAACATCACAGCTACGATTAAAGAGATTACGGAGCCCATAGCAGAGACCATAGAGGAGATCCCCGAGATCCCTGAGATTATAGAGCCTCGGGTTAAGAGACCTACGTTGCGCAAGAAAACCACCAAGCGTACTACTAAAAAGTCAACTACCTAAAATATTTTCCTTTATACAATAAGCCCCCGCCCCGTCGGGGGTTTTGTTTTATGAACTACTAATTACTGCGAGGAGAATAATATCGATGCCTACCGCTCTTAATCCTAGATCGCAAACGAGCGCCATTGTACTGAGCGAAACAGGCTCTGTTACTCAAGTGGCCACCGCTGTACCATTTGGAATGTACACTGGGTCGCTAGAATTTTTAACAGGTGCAGCCACGCAGGTAGCCTATACATATAAAAAGTTAGGAGGGGACGTAGTTGACATTGAGTTGACTCCGGCTAATGTATATGCGGCTTATGAAGAGGCTGTCTTAGAATATTCTTATATTGTTAATCTTCATCAAGGCAAAAACATGCTTTCGGATGCGTTGGGAAACGCCACAGGCACTTTTGATCATCGGGGAGAATTAGAAGCGGGAGAGCTTTCATCTAGTTTGGGAGGTCAAAGAGTGGCCCTCAAGTATCCGCGTTTCCAGTTTGATTATGCGCGCCGCGTCGGTGATGGACTGTCGGCGGTGGCTGGGTTCGGAGGCACTGTGCCTCAATATTCTGCATCTTTCACCCCTAAAGAAGGCATTCAAGATTATGATCTGCAAAACATAATTTCTAGCTCTGCCGCCACGGGAACTAACGATTCGGAGGGGGTAGTTCCCTTTGAGGGGAAAGTAGAAGGGCGACGTATTATTGTTACCCAAGTCTTTTATCGGTCTCCGCGCGCCATGTGGCGATTTTATGGATATTATGGAGGGATTGGGGTTGTAGGTAACTATTCCACGTATGGGCAATTCGCGGATGATTCGACATTTGAAATTATTCCAACATGGCAGAACAAGCTACAAGCCATCATGTATGAAGATTCGATTATGACGCGAACTTCTAACTATTCGTACGAGATTATTAATAACAATCTACGTCTTTATCCTAATCCGAGTTATTGGGATTTTGGGGCGATGGATAAGATTTGGGTGAGGTTCTATGTAGACGATAACTCGTGGGATGAAGACCCCAATTACGAAAGCGGAGTTAACGGCATCAATAATGTTAACACGCTCCCCTTCGATAACATACCCTATAAGAACATCAATTCCATTGGTAAACAGTGGATACGAAAATATTGTTTAGCGCTCTGTAAGGAGATGCTGGGGCAGATTAGAGGCAAGTTTCAAACCCTACCTATACCAGGGGATAGTGTGACGTTGAACTATGCCGACTTGCTGAGTCAAGCAAAAGAAGAACAGCAAAATTTGAAAGATAAGCTTGCAGAAATTCTGAAGGAGCTAGAGTATACAGAGCTAGTTAAGCGCGATAGTGAAAAGGCTGAGGCGACAGCTACTACATTTAAGAATTCGCCGTTGCCGATTTTTGTGGGGTGATAATGAATGGCTGATGAATGGAAAAGACCGAGTGCACCGCCCCCTCCCTTGTTTCTGGGGAAGAAGGAAAGAGATCTTGTTAAACAGGTCAATGACGAACTTATTGAAAAAGTCATAGGGCAACAAATTCTTTACTATCCCATTGACTTGGAAAGAACAAATTTTCATGAACTGTATGGAGAAGCCATAAAGAAAACTTTTTTACCTCCGATTCGCGTATACGCCTTAGTGGAGTTTACTGCCTTTGAAACAGAATATATGCCGAGTGTAGGAGTGGACAAGGTATGGGAAATTAACGTTCATTTCCACAAACGGCGCCTTGAAGAAGACCAAAATTTAGCAGTACGAGAAGGAGATTTTGTTCTTTATGGAGATAATTATTATGAAATCGTGAAGCTAGATCAAAGTAAACAGCTGTTTGGGCAGGTTAATCACTTGTTTGAAATATCTGCGACTTGTAAACGCGCACGCAAGGGGCTTTTCGATGCTACCTAAGAATTTTGATTTTGCTATGATTCCCACGGGGAGCAACGGGAAACAGCTCTTCGCGTTAGAAGAAATAGGAATGCTGGAGTCTACAATTGAGACGATTGATGCTGCGATGGTGGAATGGGTAAAGGATGATTTAGATATTAGTACATCCACCAACGAAGGATTTAAAAATGTCCCTGTCTTGTGGCAAGTTCCCGAAAGGGCGTACCAAGTGAAGCACGAAAAAGCGTTACGAGATGATAGTGGAGCTATCACGCTGCCTATTATCAGTGTGCAGCGTACAGGAATGGTGAAGGATCCTACTAAAAAAGGATCCTGGCAGGCTAATTTTTATTCGGATAAACATGATGGCCGTTCAGGTCGAATGGTGATTGCTAAAAAGATTGTGGAAGATAAAACACGTAATTTTGCTGCAGCAGCCGGCACCCGGAATCATGAGACTTCAGGAAGTCAACAGTTGTATTACCCCCGAGTTAACAAAAAGGTAGTGATCAAGACGCTGTCTATCCCTATTCCAGTATATGTTAATGTGAACTATAAAATAGTTTTAAAATCTGAATACCAACAGCAAATGAATACCATGATAGCGCCATTTATTGCCCGTACCGGGCAAATTAATGCGTTTGTGATGCGTCGAAATGGTCATTTATATGAAGCCTTTATTGAGCAAAACTTTAATCATACTAATAACATAGATAATTTAGCAGAGGATGTGAGAATGTATGAATCAGAGATAACAATTAGAGTGTTGGGCTATCTTATTGGAGAAGGGAAGAGTGATGATCGTCCTCTGGTGATGGTTCACGAAAACGCAGTCGAGGTGACTTACCCCCAAGAAGGCGCAGTTCCTGACGGAAACGATGATTTTTTTCTTTAGTTCAGGAACTCCTTTTGAAATTAAAAATACTATTTAATTAATGATTGCACTATCATTTGCGCATTTTTTAATAAGAGGAATTTAGCATGTCAGTGAAGAATTTTAAATTTGTATCTCCCGGGGTTTTTATCAACGAGATTGATAATTCTTTTATCCCTAAATCCGCCGACGCGATTGGCCCTGTAGTAATCGGACGGTCCCGACGAGGCCTAGCGATGCAGCCGGTTAAAGTCGAGTCATACTCTCAGTTTGTCGAAATGTTCGGCGATACTGTTCCCGGTATGGGAGGTGGAGATATTTGGCGCGACGGCAATTACCAGTCACCCATGTATGGCACGTATGCGGCTAAAGCGTTCTTGAATGCAAACGTAGCTCCTCTTACTTACGTGCGTCTTTTAGGACAGCAGGATGGCAATAATGACAGCTCCAATGATGGCCAAGCAGGCTGGGCTACTTTTAAAACAACGCCAAATCGAGTGCCTATCACGAACGGTGGTGCTTATGGATTGTGGTTGTTTACCTCGGGCGCAGCCAATGGAACAAACCTTGGTACAGGAAGTTTGGCGGCCGTTTGGTATGTTAATCAAGGAACACTTACTTTAAGTGGAACGGTGTTTGGAGGCCTCGCAACCAACTCGCTGGCCAGTTCTTCGGCCGTGCACACCGCTTCCAATGGTGTTATTTTAGGAGCCAGCAGCACAGACGGAACATATCAAATGGTAGTTAGCGGCGGCGATGGCCAAGGCGTTACGGATCAAACCATTTTATTCTCTTTTGATGATACAAAATCTACTTTCGTGCGCAAGGCGTTTAACACCAATCCACAACTTGTTAGTGGAGCGACTTTTTATACTTCTGATTCTTCAAAGAATTACTGGCTCGGACAAACTTATGAACAAGAAATTCGTGATCGGAGCCTCCACACGGGCGCCCTCGGTTGTTTGATGCCGATAGTGGGCCCCAGTAGTGCCACGCCAGCCAATCTCCGCGGAAACGCCTCTACGGAGGGACGCAGTGGTTGGTTTATTAGCCAGGATGTGGGAACCGCTCAAGCGTATGTTCCTTTCAATCAGCAGAAACTATTCCGGCTCGTAGGCCGCGGCCACGGAGAATGGCTACAAGAAAATTGTAAAATCTCCATTGCTAATGTTCGGGCATCTACCACGACCGTTACAGAATATGGCACTTTTTCGGTGATTATTCGGGCCTTGAGCGACACCGACAACGCAGTACAAGTGATGGAGCGCTTTGATAATCTTAGTCTCGACCCAACATCCCCTAATTATATTGCGCGCAAGATAGGAGATTCTTATGCTTCGTGGGATAACACAGAAAGGCGTCTGAAGACCTATGGAGAATACGCCAACAATTCAAAGTTTGTGTATGTTGAGATGAATAATGACGTCGATGCCGGCGCCACCGATCCCACCTTCCTTCCCTTCGGATATTTCGGACCGCCACGCTTTGCCGGGATTTATAATCTTTGTAATACGGGCTCAATGAACGTATCACCTAACTATTGGGGCGGGGCCCCCGCCAAGACCGCCGGATCTGAGCAAGGTACTTTAGCGGCCAACGCCTTTGTGACGGGAGGCTTGGTGCTGCCCAACGGGCCCGGCACCGCCTTCGAACCCGACGCCGAGGACAACGTGCCTGGGGGATTAATTTACCTATCGGGGGGTGCCGGGGTCGCCGGCACGTCGAACGGTGGATGTACAGGCTCTCTAGAATTCCCCGCGGTGCGCTTGCGGAATTCCTCCTCTGATGGCGGCCTCAGCGATCCTCGAAATGCATTTTTTGGAATGCAGACTACGCGCACAGCGACCAGTACCATCCACGATCCCAGCGTCGCCGATTTCCATCGACTATTATACGGTGGGTACACGGGCGGCGGTGGCACCAACGCTACTTCTCCCCTCGGAACCGCCGGTGTGGAAGACTATGCGTATGTCTTTTCACTTGATAATGTAGCAAAGAGCAGCACAAACGTGTTCTTTTATCAGTCGGGGTCTAGAGCCAATGGGACCTCTCAAACGTCGGCATCTTATACCGAACTATTGGACGCTGGTTATGATAAATTCACGAGCCCCTTTTACGGAGGCTTTGATGGATTTAATATTATGAAACCCGATCCATTGTATAACACCGGAATGGCCGCAGCAGCAACCAATTTAAACAGTTATGCGTACTACACTTATAATCGCGCGATTGATACAGTGGCCGATCCAGAAGCCCTCAATATGAATTTGTTGACGGTACCGGGCTTAACACACGATGGCCTTACTACTCACACCATTAGAGTTTGTGAGGAGCGCGGTGATGCATTGGCTCTGATTGATTTGCCCAATGTATATATTCCGGCCGCAGAAGCTTACAAGAGCAGCAAGTCAGCCCGCGTCGGAACCACAGCCGTGCAGGCTGCCACCAACTTGCGCGACCGCCGAATTGACTCTAGCTACGGTTGTACTTTCTACCCATGGCTACAGACTAGAGATGAGGACACTGGAGCCTCCTTGTGGATCCCACCTTCGGTGGCGATGATGGGAGTTCTGGCTTCGTCGGAACGAGCCTCACAGATTTGGTTTGCGCCAGCTGGCTTTAACCGCGGTGGCCTTACTGACGGCGCGGCAGGTATCCCGATTACTAATGTAACGCAGCGATTGACTTCCAAAGAGCGCGACACTTTGTATGAGAGCAACATTAATCCGATTGCCTCGTTCCCATCTAGCGGAATTGTGGTATTTGGGCAGAAGACTCTGCAGGAACGCCAGTCGGCTCTGGACAGAATTAACGTGAGAAGGCTTGTGATTTATATGAAGAAGCAAATTTCTCTTCTCTCGACGCAGGTGTTGTTCGAACAAAATGTGAACGCGACATGGAAGCGCTTCACCGGATTAATCGACCCATTCTTATCTCGTGTACAGACAGATTTTGGTATCACAGATTATCGTCTTATCCTTGACGAGAGCACTACCACTCCCGATCTTATTGATCAGAACATTTTGTATGCGAAGATTATGGTGAAACCAGCCCGGTCCATTGAATACATTGCCATCGACTTTGTTATCATGTCGACGGGAGCATCTTTTGATGATTAAAAGGGGAGAGAATTCTTTCTCAACACTACTTAAGAATAGATTATAGGAGAAATCAAACAATGGCTTTTTGGGTGACACAGATGACGGACCAACTGAAGGATCCGAAACGAAAATTTAGATTTTTGGTAACAATCGGTGGTATCGATACCACCCAGCCCGGCGTTTGGTATGCTAAGACAGTTACGAAGCCGTCCTTCCAAATTAGCGCTGCAGAACACAAGTACTTGAATCATACTTTATATTATCCCGGCTCGGTGACTTGGCAGGATGTGACGTTAACGTTGGCAGATCCGGCCAACCCCGATATGACGGCCACCTTTGCGGATATTATTGAGGCATCCGGCTACGTCGTACCTTCGACGTCGAACGAATTGATGACATTGTCTAAAGGACAATCGGTGTCGGCCCTGGGCAGCATCGAGATCGCCCAGTTAGATGCCAATGGTAACGAGTTAGAGACGTGGACATTAATGAACCCTTGGTTGACGGATGTTAAATATGGCGATTTAGCTTATGGAGACGATGAGCTTACCGAGATTTCTCTAACCTTCAAATACGATTGGGCAACACTGAAGTCCCTACAGTATGGGTCTAGCAGGAAGAGCACTACAAAGTCGGCCGCGGGCAGCGAGTTCCTTAAGCAGACCTCAACCGCCACCGCCAAAGAAGACACCGAGTAGTCCGGAACATAGACATAATTTTTAAACACGAGGTATAAATGTCAAGAAATAGAGAGCGCACTGGAGGCGTTCAACAGCATGATACAAGCCCCCCGCCGCAAGTGATGCAGGACAACGGGGCTGAGAAGGACTTTTCCTTTGTAATCCCCACCGAATTTGTGGAACTACCGTCAGAAGGACGATATTACCCAGAGGGGCACCCTTTGCATGGAGAAGACAGCATTGAAATTAAGCAGATGACCGCCAAAGAAGAAGATATTTTAACTTCTCGGTCGTTACTTAAAAAGGGTGTCGCCATTGATCGTCTTATTAAGAGCATTATTGTAAATAAGAAGATCGATTCAAACAGTTTGTTGGTGGGAGATCGCAACGCAATCTTAATTGCAGCGCGCATCTCTGGCTATGGATATGAGTATGACACCAAGGTCGGTTGCCCCTCGTGTGGCGCCCAGCAGGATTATTCGTTTAGTTTAAATGACGCCGATGTATATACCGGTACCGAACTTACAGCAGATGACGCGGTGGATAATGGCGACGGGACCTTTACAGTTACGTTGGCGCGCATGAAAGCAGATGTAACGTTTAGACTATTAAACGGCACTGACGAAAAGAATCTTTTAGCTCAATTAGAATACGCTCGCAAAAAGCGACAAGAAGAAAATGCCATCACAGCCCAATTACGGCAGATGATTGTGGCAGTTAACGGCAACGAGGAGGCGCAAGCTATTAATTATGCGGTTTCTAACATGCCCTCAATGGATTCGCGCTATTTGCGTCTGGTTTATAAGAAAGCCACACCCAACGTTGATCTCACCCAGCACTTTGAATGTAACGACTGTGATTATGATCAGCCGATGGAGGTGCCGCTTACTGCGGACTTTTTTTGGCCTGACCGATGAATATATGGAGAACGTATATGAGCAGTTCTTCTTTCTAAAATATTCAGGCGGTTGGTCATTTCTAGAAGCATACAACCTTCCCACAGGGTTGCGCAAATGGTTTGTTGAAAGACTTATACAACAGCTAGAAAAAGAAAAGCAGGCGATTGAAGATGCGAGCCGCGGTGGTGGTGGCCGTACCCAGACATTAAGTGTTCATAATCAACCGCCGCGCCCATGAGGCGCGCCCTTTACAAGAGACAAGGTTAACTACCTTGTCTTTTTGCGTTAATAACTAATTATTCTTAGACCACGAGGTATTTGCTTTGCCTATTGATGACAACGACAACAACACCGATGCTGAGGCCGAAAATCAGACCTTAGAAGAAAGGATAGAACTTTTAAGGCAGTTAGCTGAGGAAGGCGGCCGCCTCCACGACATTAAGGAAAAGATTGCGAACCTCAGTGAAGCAGAGTTACAGCAAGTCAAAGACGTATTATCAGACGAGCAAGACGTGGTAAAGGCGGTTGACGCAAGACTCCAGAAAGAAAAGGAGAGCGTCGAAGTTATAACTAAACGTTTGGCGGCCCTCGGTGAAGAACTTAAGATGCTTAAAAGCGCCACGGACTCCGGCGAAGTGCGGCGTCTGCAAGCAGAAGCTTCGTTGGAGGCGATGCAAACAGCTGCCAAATTACGCGATAAACTTGTGAAACAAGGCGTGAAAGAAGCCGACATTCAACAACACATTAAAGACACCCTAGGAGGCCAATTGGTAGCCGCCATGGGAGATCTCAAGGTGCTTGGAGAAAGACAAGCTATTCTACAAAAGGTGGTACGTGCCCAGAGCCAGGTTACTCATCAACTTCAAGGGGGGATTCTAGCTCACAAAGGTGTTGTAGAAGCTACTGTGGCTTGGTCGGCGGCTCTCTCGCAAGGAAACAAAGTCCTAGGAAAGATGCTCGCGATGCAAACCTGGGCCAAACTATCGGATCAAGTAGATTCATATACCAATAAGGTTATTGCTGGTGGCAAATCTCTCCTTTTCCAATTAGATACCCAAACGAAAAGTTTCCAACGTCAAATTCAATTAGGGGACGAATATACCGCCTCTATTAAAGAACAGTTCGTCGCGAATCAAGAATACGGGGTAAGCATAGAAGCCGCCGCTCAAGCACAAACGGTCATGACCCAAGTGGTGACGGAATTTACGACCAAAACTAAAGCTCAACGCGATGCCTTGTCAGACGCCGCACTCACAGCCTCTAGATTGGGGGTTAGTTTAGAAGATTATGGTGCCTCCGTTCAAGCCTCGATGAAAATTTCGGGCCAATCGATGG